TTAAGGTGGTTTGATCGTTATAAATGCCTAGTAGAGAATAAAGGAGGTATGGTAGCGCTTCACGCAGATACCTTCATTGTCACATCCAATTTCCATCCGAAGGATATTTTCAAATGGGGTGATGAGGTTAATCCTCAATTACCTGCGCTACTACGCAGGATTGTATTACTTGAAATGAAATAATATATTTCCCTTATCAAATGTCATCATGAGATATTACTTTATTTTCCCGGAGCGCCGATCAGGCGCGACTGCAGCCCGTGTGGGGTCGCCGAAGGCGGGGGTCACCACACGTGCTTGCTTTAGCTTGCACAAGATGCGTAGCATCTTGCAGGACGCAGAGCCGAAGGCTCCTCTATAAATAAAGCATCACCCCCCTTACAATTGACAACCATTCCACCCGCGCTCTCGTGTGAACGAGAGTAAGAGATAACACATGGCATACAAGAGAGGTACGAAACGAAAGTCAAATGTCAGACGTCGTCTTAACTTCGGGAAGAAACGACGTTCTACAAGACGCAGACGTGCTCGCAAGTCAATTGCGTTCACATCCCAATCTGGATCTGGATCTGCTGTACAATACAAAGCGCGAAAGACTAGTCGACGTGCATATAAAAAACACCTATGGGATTCCACCCTGTTCAAAGAGCACTACCGTTCTATTGGTAGTGTGGCTGCTAGTTTTAATACCCCTGCTGCTGTTTCCACGGTATCAATACTTGTGGAAAAGGCAATAGATAATGGAACTGGTAATCCATTCTGGACAGGAACTGGCGGTGCTTTACCGCCAGACTCTTCCTTTGCTTTACCTCTTTTCACAGGTGACTGTACTATCCGAGGTGGTAAACTCGGACTCAGGTTATCCAACGTACTAGATCCTGCGGCTACCGCGGAATGTTTACAAGGTACTGTACTACTAATTAGGACTACCAAGAATTGGACGCCTGCGGCCATTACAACACCTCAACCATTAGGCTGGGATACAAGTTTAGTTCAAGACTTTGATACTAGGGTTGGTCGCATCCTGTATCGGAAGAACTTCCTGCTTAAGGATGCTGACTGTGCTCTCATAGAGTATAGGCTTCCTATTACAAAGATTGATTCCACGGATTTCCAGAATAATTTTAATACCTACATATGGGTCGTAATGGCTGGTAACGCAAGTCAAGCCACAGCTGATACTATGACTATCACGAAATACTTTAATCTGTCCTTTTCAATGGACGCTGTGTAATCGTCAGCAGTGACGTTAAACACCCTGTATCTTTCCCGGGAAGCTTCCTTCCCCCTCTTGCAATAAAATATTAGGGAACCAGGGCAGCAACGGGGTTACTATTACCCCCGTTGCCCTGGACCCCTACCCCTTAATCATCTTACACGTGTCACATCCAACGGCCAGAGCGCATCGCGCGCATCCTTGCTCTGGCCCCCTCTTTCTATATAACTAGCGTAGCGTCCCGAAGGGGGAGATATCATAGCTTGCTATGCCCAGAAAGAACCCCAACGATAGACTACAACACATTGTCTTTACCTTCAACAACTATGTCGAAGAGAGGGACGTTCCTCGCCTCACCGAGCTTTTTGAAAAGGAAAGCAAATACTACGTCTTCGGTCGAGAAATCGGTGAGCGACTTACTCCTCACCTCCAGGGATACTGTTCATTTTCAGGACGGCATTCTTTCGAGCATGTTCGCCATCTCCTCGGCCCTGGGATCCATTTCGAAAGGGCAAGAGGTACTGCTCAACAAAATCGAGAGTATTGCACTAAGGCTGGAGATTACGTCGAGGGTGGTTCATTCACTTCAGGACGACCTCGACAAGATAAAGACGAACTTTCCAAAGAGTTCATCACAATGGTCGGAAGAGGAGATAAGGGGATTGCTGAATTCGCCGGAAGCAACCCCCATCTTTGGATCCATCATGGATCTAACATGCTCAGAAACGCTCTGGCCCTCAGAGCCCCCATCGAGAGGCCATCCATCTCAGTAACATGGATCTACGGCCCACCAGGTGTGGGCAAGTCAAGGAAGGCCCATGAAGACCTTCCTGATGCATACATCAAAGAGCCTCGAACTAAATGGTGGAATGGATATTTATGTAATAAAGAAGTCATCATAGATGATTTCGGTCCAAATGGCATCGATATAAATCACCTGTTAAGGTGGTTTGATCGTTATAAATGCCTAGTAGAGAATAAAGGAGGTATGGTAGCGCTTCACGCAGATACCTTCATTGTCACATCCAATTTCCATCCGAAGGATATTTTCAAATGGGGTG